ATTGGATCTCACAACCTATATCCCTTTCTTTCAGGATATATGCAAAGTACACCTTTGTGCGCTTCGCGGCTTGCCCCATCTAAAACCGCCTGCGGTGTTGGGGTTCGCTGTACTTGCCGTCGTCTAGCGGCTCGTACTGAGGAGACCATAAGGTCAGCCTTCAAGACTATTCGGTTGCGCTTTTCCCTAGGGAAAGGCGAGTTACCGGACTTGAAAACTGCCGATCTTGGCAAGTATCTCCTCTTCCTCCTCTCCCCCCGGTCCAGCCGGGTCTCTACTCCTTTCCCCCGTTGTCAAAACGGTTGGGATCCTCACGGCTTCCCCATCCTCTCGAGGCTTGGTCGAAGGCAGCGGTGGGAGCTAGCGCACAGCGTTAGCTCTGTAAAGAAGGGTCTTCCTTCCACCAACTGTTCCCGTCACCCTCCCCCCTCTCTCCGCAGCGCCTGGTTCGCCAAGGCCTGCAACCCTACCCCCCCTCTCTCCGACCCCGAGTATCTTCGCTTCGCAAGGAAGATTACTCGAGATGTCTTCCCACTTGGGTGGGACCGGGAATACGTGCGCAACTGCCACGGCTTTTTCCCCAAGCGATCGTCCCGTTACGATCGTGGGTTCTCTTCTGAATTTTGGTCTGGATCGAGCTCTTTCAAAGAGTTCCAGGCCCGTGTTCAGAAGGGTGGTCCCCTTCCCAAGGGGGTTGGCGGTTTCAGCCTCCGTTATAAGGATGTGCCGGCCGCTGGGAAAGTGAGAGCCATGGGTATACCAACTTACCGTTGGGATACCCTTGGTCCTCTCCACGAGACCATCTACTCGTGGTTAGGAAAGCAAGACTGGATGCTCGTTGGCCCGCCAACGTCATCTCGGATCTCTAGTGTTTGCCGTTTTGATTGGCAGACCTCTATTGATCTGGTGGGAGCTACTGACAATCTCAGATTGGATGTAGCTGACACAGTCTTGAGCGCGCTCCTGGCGCGCTGTGGAAAGGTTCCAGGCGTTGTGCAGCTGGATGCTGTGGAGTCCCTTCATCCCCGTGTTTCCTCCCAGGAGGTCACCCACGGCCAGATGATGGGCACTTACCTCTCTTTTCCTCTCCTCTGTCTTCAGTCCTACATAGCCGCTCGTTGGGCGACTCGGAATGTAGAAGCGTCGATTTTGATCAACGGGGATGACTGCCTTATAAGCAGTCCTTTCCCTGTCCTCAATTCTGATTACCCTGAATGGGCAATCATTAATGAGTCCAAAACGGGCCGATTTCAATCGGTTGCCGAGATCAATTCGACTGCTTTCCTGAAGGAGGCAGGCGGGAAGTGGAGAGAGGTGAAGCACCTCAGAAGGGGTGGTGGATGTCTTGATCTCCAGGGTCATATCCACCAGGCTGCTGTGTGTCATGCAGCCGGAACGGTGTGGGAACGCGCTTTCGCTCTGTCTAAGAGTCGGTCCCGGTGGTGTCTTCTTCCCAGCCAGCTGGGTTTTGATACCACCGTTCTCGAGACTTTCAAGTACGAGAGGCGTTTGAGAAGGCGTGGTTTTGCGGTCCTGCCGCGTAACACGGGTCTCGATGATGACAGGTACGTTCTCAGGAACGAACCCTCGTCGGTCGAGAGGTTGGAGGTCAGCTTGGACCTGTGGGTGAACGGTCGGTCTTTCGAGACCGAGCGCGAACGACTTTCCTGGAGTGCTTTTTCTAGACTTATCAGGAAGCCCGGTGCGGCGTTTCTAGACGCGCGCCGTTCGGGCTGGAGAGGGGGTGAGCTTTCGTTCACCACCCGCCAAGTCGCTCGTGTTCCTCGTCCGCGTGGCGAGGTCGTTCTGGCGGAGTCTAGGCTTTCCCCTGAGCCTGGGCCTTGCTTTGAGGAGATAGAGGGGGAAATCTATCTCGTTCTCGAACCCTCCTTCAGGTTTCCTGAAATGGTTTGACGTGGTGTGTCGTACTCCGGCACACACCCCACCTACGGACTCCGCCTGATAAGGCGCTCCATAGTGGATCTCTCCTCCGCAAGAGATTCGTCACCAACACCTGTGTTAACGGGTGGGCGGATCCGCCTCATGATAGAGGCTGGGGGACCTTCGCTAGTTGCAGCAGGAGGTGAGGCGGCTAAGCCGCGACGAGGGAATTGAGGCAACTCTCTCCCGGTATTATGACGGCCAGCGTCAGTTGATTCGTTCAACGGTCGGTCGCGATGACGTCGTGGTGTATCCGCGGTCCCAGAAGTCAATTCGGGATGTAGGAAGTGTGTGCTGGCGTAGCCGGCAAGTGGTCGTGCATGTCTGTAGAAGACTATGACTGCGAGG